AACTCTTTGCATAGTTGCTCTGCAAGTAGTATGCGTGGTGCAACGACTACAACTGTACCATAATCTTCCAACTGCTTAACAGCATCCATAATCATACAGATGGTCTTACCACCACCAGTAGGAACAATGACTTGTCCTTTGTCATTGTCCAACATTGATTGAATTGCTTGTTCTTGATGGGGTCTTAGTTGCATTAATATCCTTTTGATGTCTTTATTATAGCATTAAAAAACCCCTTGTGCAGGGGCTTGTGACAGTTTTATATGCGTCTAATAATATTTTTTCCAATATTTTTCATCAATCAAACCCATCGAATGAAGTAGATGCTCCTCCTTAAGAATCAAATTAACGTCACCCACTATGGATAATCTTTCACCTTGAAAATCCATTTTAATACACTCTGTACCATGAGTCAATCGACTTGGAAAGAGAACCACATGACCCTCCATAGGATGAAGGAAGAATGATTTAGAATTAAGTGGGGTAAACTCTTTTATCATATTCAAATCATCAATGGTATGTTGAGAGTTTGCACCTAAGAATAAACTGTTGTAATTCTCAATATCAATAAATTTTGTGGTGTGTGAGTATGGTGGAATATTCAGATAGTAAACAAACGATACATGACTCGTAGAGTGAATATGATATGGAATCTCCTTTGAATTCCTTGTTCTTGAAATCCAAGTCTTTGTGATACTGTAATTAAACATATCTTTGAATTTCAAAGTGTCCAATATATAAATTTTTATATGTCGAATAATCTCTCTAAACATACTATCCATTGATGGTTCAAGATGTATGAGTGGATTTACTTGTCCTTCACTAACAGTACTAGATAGTTCATTCTCTTCATAATCAAACTTGTCATAAAGCTTTAAAAAATCTGTTTTGTGTTTATCATGATTTTCTACCTCTCCAACGTAAATTGTAGTAGGAAAAATATTAAAAATTTCACTCATAATTTCACTTCAGTTGATTTTTTAATATCTAACATTAAAAAAATCATCTCTTCATTAGAATAATTAAATCCCTCGTGTGCTTTATCCATAACATAATGTACTTGTGGTTCTCCAACTTCCCAAGTGGTTTTGGTTCCATCTTCCCAAAGCATGTAACATTTATCTAAACTTGGAATTTTAATTGGTATCTGTATTCTTTTATATGGTTCACTAAAAATATTAGGGTCTTTATGTTTATTGACTTTAGTTCCCGCATAAAATATACCCATAGCAGACCATAATATCTCAGGGTTTTGATGTATTTTGATGATACGTTCTGTCATAAACTTCTTACGAATTGTAGATTTGTTTTTATGATCAACAAGTTTATGCCAACTATAATCAATTCGTTTATTTGCGTAATATTCTGGATTATTTAATTTGTATAGAGGAAATTTAGTTGTGCTTGCCCACTCAAATAATTCATCTATCTCGTTTCTAGTTATCATTTTTTGGTAAACAATGCAAGTACACCACTATCTGGTAGTATAGTATATTTTTTTCCCTCTGTCAATTTATCATAATCATATCTCGACAACATAATATTATTTACTACTGGAGAACCATCTAAACAAACTAAAACTGATTGTCTTTTTGCTATAAATGTTTCATTTATTAATACACCATTCCAATCTTCACCGTCATTAAGTGTATTGAATCCCCACATTGAAGTATCTTCAATAAAATCATATATTATATTCTTCATATAAAATTCTTTAACATCAATTAAACATCCTTTTTGATTAATCAATCTATATTGACTTGAGAATGGTGTTCCTATTTTTGCAGAACCATAATAAACATATTGATACAAAACTCTTCTATCAGGATAATGTTCGAATCCAATTGTTTCCTTATCTGCCTTATATGAGCAAGCAACCCAAGATTCACATTTTTTTATAGATCTTACAAAATTCATAAATTAACTCTTCGCATTTTAAGTAATCTAATTGATTTATCAATATATTCTCTATGTTCTCCAGAAAAAACTTTACCAACTAATTTATCAATATCTAGTTCATCAATTTCAACAGGTTTATTTTCATCTAAAATAGGGTGTTTATCATCACTATCTTGTATATTTGTATATATCATTTGAATCAAACTACATTTAAAAGATTCAAAATCTGTCATATCAAGATTATTGTATGATACAGATACTCTTATATGTTCATCAATTGGTTGATGGGAATGTAATCTACCAATCGCTACAACAATTTGATTTGTCTCAGGATAATGTTCTATTATTTTACAAATTACTTTCATAATTACGCAGATGATTGCTGTGATACTGCCCAAGTTGACACTATATATTTGTCTTGACCTATTGGTGGATTACCTCTGTGTGTATGAGTATATGCAGCTGGAAAAATAATTAATCTTCCTTGCTGTGCTTTAATTCTTTTATTAAGATATAAAAATTCTGTCTCTCCACCCTCTTCAATCGTATTCAAATATAATTGAATAACTATTTTTCTAGCTGATGATTGTAATCCAGAATTTTCGTAATGCCAGTTGTGAAAACCACCACCTATTGGTATTTTTTTAATTTTTGTATCATATACTAATAAATTTTCTCCTTCTAATACACTAAATTTTTTAATATATTGATTTACTGGTTCTTCTATAATTGGTAAAAAATGACGTGATAAATTATCACCTGATAAAAGATTATATGTATTGTCATTATTAAAATTAATAGTGAAGTGATCTCTGATATGACGTTCATCATATTCTTCTTTAATCATCAATCCTGTATGAACATAGTGTTCTATTCTATCAATATATTCTTTACAGTCATCTTCACTAAAAATATCATCGTGAATTGAAATAAAATCATTAATCATAGTTTAACACTCCACGGATTAACACAAAAAGATATTCTATCACCAATAAATGGATCGACACAGTGATTTAGTTGTGGTGAAAAAATAACTAATCTATTTGTTTTTGGGGTAATAATATCATCTTCTATGTGCAATTTTCCACCTTTTAAATCATTTACTTTTACATAATATACCATAGAACACAATGGAAATCTAGTTTGATTTGTTTTTGCTACTAATTGTTCATCTTGATCAATATGCCAATCTTGTGGTCGTGTATTATTCTGTGACCAAAATTCATAACCCTTACAAGATGTCAAGTCATAAAAATTTCCTGCCACATTAATCATCTGCACACAGAAATCTCTAAAAATATGGTCTTCCGCAAATGAATACCATCTTTCATTAAAGTTTTTCTCGTTTGTATTTTTTGTATTGTTCTCTAAAATTTGAATACAATCACTCTCAAACGTAGAATTTCCTACGATATTATCTAGAATAGTTATCATTCAATAATTATAACACACTTCCAACAGTATCGCCACCATAAGCAGCAGCAGTATTTTTACTTCCAGTAGTATTGTTCTCTACCGAAGTTGAACTAAAAACTATACCAAAACCATTAGCACCAGCATCTCCACCTGCACCGTTGTTAGGATCTCCTGCAGTTCCAGATTGTGCAGCGTCATTTTGGTCTCCACCTCTTCTTCCAGATCCTGCTTGACCACCACCTTCACCATGTGCACCACCAGCACCACCATTACCACCTGCATTGGCACTACCATTTTCACCAGCTACTCCTTTCTGAGATGTTGGAGAATTACCTCCAACACTTCCATATCCACCAGTATTTTCAGGACCTCCATTACCAAAGGGAATGCCAGCACCACCACCACCTCCTCCACCAGATCTTCCAAAATCTCTAGGGTTTTTGTTAGGATCGGAGTTAGAACCACCACCAGCACCACCAGCACCAAATCCACATCTTATTTTATTACTACCAGAAATATTAATTTGTGCTGCATATTCAATACCTAGACCACTTGAACCAGGTTTACCATTACCACCTTTTCCACTACTAGTAGCTCCTTGTCTGCCATCACCACCAGCACCTTGAATTCTACCCGAACTACCTATGTCAATTTGTAAAGTTGTATTAGACGGCCAAGATCCTGTTCTTAGTGCCACTTTTCTTCGATCACCATTAGCAGAAATTTTTGCACTTCCAAGATTTTTGTTAATATTGATAAAAACTTTTTTTCCACCTTGCCAAGCACCTGATGATAAATTAAAACCTGATAGAGATCCAGTTGGTCTCCCTCTAAAACCACCAACAACTTTTACTTTGGCAGTGCTATTATTATATCTCCAAGTTGCTGCCATTTCACTTGCACCGACATCTTCTCTATTTTCAGCAGTAGTGAAATAATCAACTACCATATTTAATTTTTTACCGTAAAAATCACTGAATTTAATTGTCCCTGATGTTGGGATTCCTGTATCTAAAGGTAAATTTGATAAAGAACCTGGTGATTTATTGAAGGATTGTGTTGTATTAGCAGAGTCATCTCTTCTATATCGTCCCAATCTTCTGTCTGGATTATTTCCAAATTCAGATTCTATATCATTTTGAAAACTTAGAGTATCACCCGATGATTTGTTAATAGTCATTAACCAGTAACCTCCACACTTGTGATTGTTTCCCAATTAGTTCCATTATAAACTTGAAGTTTATTTAAATTTGTATTATAAATCATCGCACCCGAAACAAGACCTGCTAACGCTGCAGTTTGTGCTGCACCAACTTTAGGTGGAATCATATACATTCTATTTGCACCTACACCAGTTATTCCTTGTCCAGCATCAGCAAAATCTACTGCTGCTCTTGATAGGATTGTTCCAATACCAACGTTGGTGCCCATCATTGCACCATTTACAAATAGTGAGTTTCCGAATACATCATCTGTTTTTATACCAACATTACCAGAATCACTAACACTGAATCTTTTATCTGCATCCTCATTTATTCTAAGTTTGGAAAAACTAGATGTTGTACCAATACCGATTCTATTTGCTTGAAATCCACCAACCTGAAAATATTTGCTTAATGAAATTTCAATTCCAGAAAATGTTGAAAGACCAGTTGTTGCATTGACATTACCTGTAACATTACCTGTAAGATTTGAAATAACACTCGGTACATTGAGTGCACCTGGCATTGTTAAATCAGCACCAAGAAATACATTTCCACTTATAGTAGCATTACCAAGAACATGAAGTGGTGTACTTGGTGTAGTAATTCCAATTCCTAATGAACCTCCTATCCCAGTAAGAGTCATTAATCTAGAATTATTAATACCTTTATGCCAATGGAAATCACCCTGTACAGCACTAGCATTATCTCCACTTAGATGATAATTAAAATTACCAGTATCGTAATTTATTATATCAAAAGAATTTGAGTGACTATAATTTGCACCTGCACCTCCTCCAAATTGTAAAACTGTGACATTGGCATTGCTATTATCAGAATCTCTTCCAATCTTCAATGTTGCAAGATTATTATCACTTGTAATTTGTATTCCTGCATCTCCAGATTCTTTTCTAACTTGAATTTGAACATCGTTTGCAGGTGTATCAGTTCCAACACCAATCAATGGGGAATTAAGTTCTGTTGTTGCTGTAATAACACCAGATGCAACAACGTTAACTGCATTTGTTTCACCAGTTATAGATAAATTATCATCAATCGTTGTAGTTCCACCAGATGAATCAATTGTTAAATTGCCAGTTGATGTATCAATTTCATTATCACCTGTAACTCCAATCTGAATATTATCAACACTCGCACCACCATCTGCATTAATTGCACCTGTGAAAGTTGTGACACCAGCAATGCTTACATTATCTAAATTTGTATGTCCGTCTACATCCAAGTTACTATTAAGAAATACAGAAGCACTAGCGATAATTCCTGTAACAGTTGTAATACCAGCAACATTTAATGAAGTTGTAGTTGTTGATGTAGATACAAGTTGATCCGTATCCAATTCTTTTATATTGTATGTCTCTGTTCCAGTTCCAACTACACCACTTGACTCTTTATTAACTAACTCCCACCAAGCACCAGCGTGTGCAAAATATAATGCACCTGTTGCATGAACGTGAGCAACTGCACCATGATATGTTGAAGCAGATGGAAGTTCCCCCTGATTAGCATACAAGAAAGGAATAACATTGCTTGTTGCTGCTCCTACTATTCTACCTGTAGCATTTATACCACCAAAAGTAGATATACCAGAAGAATTAATAAGACCAGTAATATTTCCAGTTACATCACCATCTATATCACCAGTGAATGATGTCGCTGTGATTGCTCCAGATACCTTTATGTCTCCAAATGAACTTATACCAACACCATCTTTGAATGAATTAACATTACCACCTATTTGAAGAGTAAATTGTGGATTAGATGTTGCGATACCAACATTACCACCTGTATTGTATATACTAGTTACACCTAAACCAGTATTAACATCTTCCCATTGAGATGTTGGCATTCCTTGTAAAAATCTTGCATCACCATAAAACGTAATTATACCTGAACTCGCTGTGACTATACCACTTACAATACTTACTCCCGCACCAATAATTTCTGATGGATTTAGTGTTGTTACAGTTAATACACCTGCTTGTGCGGTTGCAGCACTCGAAACACCTGTTACTATTAAATTTCCACGAACATCAAGAGCTTCTGTTGGCACAGTTGTCCCAATACCAACCAGACCAGTAGCACTTACTTTCAGGTTGTCATCATCAACCTGAACACCGTTTCTAAAATTAAAACTCTTCTTAATATTCGCCATCAGTTATTTTTTAGTTATTTATTAGGATAAAGCATCTACTTTGGCAGATAATTCTTTAATTGCTTGAATTAAAACTGGCACTAATCTTTCATATCGAACTGCTTTAGTTCCATCATCTCTCGTAGTTGTAATACCTGGTAATCCAAGTGCTTCAACTTCTTGTGCAATTACACCAGTATCTTGACCCTCGTGAAGCCAATCATAATTTACCGCTGTTGATTTCCAAGTAAATGTATTTCCACTTAATGCATTTACTTTATCAAGAGCATTTGGAATAACAGTAATATTATCTTTTAAATTTCTATCTGAGGATGAAAATGCGTAGATATCCTGACCCACACGTAAATTTAAATTAATTCCAACACCACCAGCGACAGTTAATGCACCTGTTGTTTTACTACTTGTGTCAGTTGTTGATTGTACTGCAAGAGTTCCAGATACTGTGGTTGAATCTCCAGTTCCATTACCAAGAGTTACATTTCCTGTAGTTGTAAGATTATCAGTTATTTCAACTGTTCCACCATCAGAATCAAGAATTAGATTTCCCGAAGTAGTGTTAATTTCAGCAGCACCAGCGACACCTATTGTAACATCATCAATTGTTGCACCACCAGTTACTTCGATTTGATTAGAATCAGGATCATATCTAAATCCAGCATCACGACCTAATTGTTGAGTGCTACCTGCACCGTCAACTAATACAACATCAAATGTACCAGTTGAGAAAGAATTTACATCAACTAAACTTGCAGAAGATGCATTACCACTCAACGCTCCAGTAAACGTTGTTGCAGTAATATTAGTCGCAGATAAAGTATCAGTTCCGAGATTAAATGTTAATGTAGAATCAGTGAAACCAGTAATCATTGTTCCACTAAACACATCAGTAAGAGTGACACGATGAGTACCTGTTGCTGGTTCACTCATCTGAGCACCAGTGTTTGTTAGATTTGCACCATCACCAACAAAATTATCAGCATAAATGTTTGCGAATCTAATAGTATTTGTTCCAATATCTGAATTACTATCAGCACTTGGTATTAGATTATTGCCTATGTAAATATTTTTTGCAACTCCAAGACCACCATCAATGACAACAGCACCTGTGGTTATGCTTGTTGACTGTGTAGTGTCTCTGAATCTTGCATCTTGAGCACGAATTTCAGACTCAGTAGTTAACTGTTTAGTTGGATCTGATAATCTTACATTGTTATTAAATGTAACAGGGCCATCAAACTGAGATAGTATTTGTTTTGATGTGCCACCCTCAACTAACAATCTCTCTTTAACAATTACTTCATCAGCAACTAAACTTAATCTATTTGGATCTTCACCTGTTATTGTAGGTATTGGAATATCAAACGTAGTTTGTTGTCCACTTGAAGATGAAATCTTAGTATTACCAATATAGAAATCACCTTTATCATTCATACCAGTGTAAACAACGTTACCACAAGAGGTTTCTTGTGATTGTGATAAGAATTCTTCTCTCTCAGATAATGAACGGTTTTGTAGTTGTGGTAATGCTGTTGAATAGTTACCTGGACCATAACCAACATATTCAAACGTATGACCCGATGCTCTTAGTATTGATGGTCTTCTAAATTCTATTGGTAATGGTTTTATCTTTTTAATTAATACGCTATTAGGATGTGCTGCACTGATTGTACCAAGAGCACCACGAATGAATTGAACTACATCATTCTGAGTACCACCAATTGTGCTACTTGAGACTCTTAAAATTTCACCCTCTATCTGAACATAGGTACCAATTGGAAATCTTTTTAGAATTTGTGTTGCTTCTGCTGCTGGTTGTGGATTTGTTGCAGATCCATTAAATAGACGAACACGAATTCCAGACTCAGATGAGTTAATAGTTTCGTTTGCCCTTAATGTTTCATGATCATAGACTGATAGTCCTCTAACACCAATATTTTCACTACCCGCTGAAGATAATGCTTCATTCGCAGATAAACCATGCTTTAGAATATATTTTGGTGATGATAATGCGGAAGTTGTTGTGGCAGTAAATGTGTTAAAGTCAGTTACTGACTTAACAACAAAATCACCTAATGATAAATCACTTGCATTTAATACTCTAAATGCATTACCTACCATCAATCCATGTGATTGAGTGGTATTGAATGTTGTAACTCCCCCACTTTCTGATGATGATGAAACTGTTATCCAAGGTCCTAAGTCTATGACTTGTTGTCCTTCTAATATTGTATCTCCTGCAGCCTTCTTTACACTAATCGCACTTGTTCCAGAAACAGCGTTTATACGATAGTAACCATCTGTACCTGTTGAAAGACCTGTTACTTGAACATAATTACCTGTTGCAGTTGATATTCCTGCTTCTACAATTGAAATTGATGCACTTGGTGAACCTGAGATACCACCAGTGGCAACAGATGAAGAATCAAAAAATAATGTCTCACCATTTGTATATCCAGAACCACCCTCAGTAATATCAACTGAAGTTACTGAACCACTTGAGACTGTAACCTGTGCAGTCGCACCATCCCAAACCGCAGATGCAGGTGATGCATTTGTATTAAAGAGTTTGATATTATAATAAGTGCCATCTGTATGACCACTACCACCACTAATTGTGTTATGTGATTTTAAAGATTGAAATTCATGTTGTTCTGTAAATGATAAATCAGCAGTACCACTATTATCAGTTACTGAACTAATTTTATTTGATACATCAAATGATTCAGTAAACTTGTTTGCAGTTTCTCTTGTAATACTTTTTTGTAAATCATTTGTTACTACTTCACCAATTGGAAATCTTTTTGCAAAAGAATTAGCTTGAGGGGGATTATCATTTATATTATCTCGATCATATTCAGGATATAAATTAACAATGTTTTGATTGAATTTATCAGTATCAAACTGATTTGATGCATCAGTCATTGCATTATCTGCATTTAATACAAATAAATGATAGATACCATCCTGTACACCTTCAATATATGGAGTAATAAGTTCTGTTCTGTATATAAAGAAATTATTTTTTGTATCATTTCTTTCAAATCTTGGAAGAAGTGTTGAACGAGTATGAGTATTGTTAACGAATGTTCCAACAGTATGAACTGTTCCTGATGTATCTGTATTAGAATACTTAAATTCTTTAGTATTTGAAACATCAGTTACTAAGAATGTACCATTATATCCTTTGTTTTCTACTCCACCAGTATTAGATGAACTTTGAACATTTTTTACTATAATTTGATCACCAACATTCACATTATGTGGTTTATCAGATCGAAGTGTCACTTTATTTGTTCCACTATCAAAAGTAACTACAGATATAAATCTTGTATTTCGATCAAATTCATAGTCTGCAGTTGTTAAACTACCTGATGTTAGTTTTGTAAAATCTGCATTTGAAGTTACGTTTGTAAAACTAGAATCCTGAAGTACAAATCCATCTGTTGGAGCTCTACCATTAACAAGTTCTTTTGGAACAACATATCTAATTTTATATAACTTCTCATCAATACCACGATCATCGTCTCTTCTCAAAACATATGATATGTCATCACTTACTATAGTGCCATTTGCTATTTGAGCGTGTAGAGTATTACCACTCGCAAGTGTAGTTATAAACCATCTTGATTGACTAGTATCATATTGAATTGGATGTCCAGCGTCACCAGGTTTCTTATCAGATACACGACTTATAATATTAAATCTATCAGTTGTTGATGCGACAGTGTTTATAAAAACAGGGGTTGCTAACTCTGCATTTGTTTTTGATGATGCAATTCTTATTTGATTCGCTCCAAGTGTACCATCTCCAGCAGTTGTGATTGCAAAATAAACTGTATGTGGGTCAATATTTTCTGGTAGATCTCCATTATCAGCTATTATTCGAATAGATTCACCATTTGATAAATTATGTGTTCCATTAATTGTGAAAACTGATTTTTGCGATGCTGTAGAAGCTGAGTGTGTTGCTTCATAAGATTTTTGTGAGGTATCTATTGCAGTGCCACTCGGTTGATGCATAACAATAGTGGCTTCATATGTTGAACCATTTTTATCAACATATAATTTTTCACCAACTTTAGCACCAATTCTAAAACCTTGTGCAATATGAGATGGTGGAACTGTTAATGATGTTTGTCCAAATAAAAATAATTTTGTTGTTGAAGATTGTCCTGATACAAATAAAGTTTGAAGATATTCAATTTTTTGATCCGTGGTTACAACTGAACGTGGAGTTATGATTGATGTAACGAATCCTTTATCATCTTTTGCAAATGCTTCTTTCTTAAATCCTTCTGCAGCGAGAGCAAATGTACCAAAGTTTGAGTTTGAGTTTGTGATAGATGCGTCAGCACCATTTATCATATTGAAATGACTATGGAAACCAATCGCAAATACTGAAACTATCTGTACTACTGCATCATTCGATACTTTAATATGAGTTGTTCGGAATCCTTTTCTATAATTCGCTTCCTGATCTAAATGATAAACTGTTGCTGCGTTTGTTGAAGAAGATTCAGAAGATAATAATTCTCCTGATTGTTTACTAAATGCAATTCCACTATAGGTTCTATTTGTTGCATCATATTTGACAAATGCACGATCATCTTTTTGAAGTGATACAGCAGTAAACTGTGCCACAACCATTGACTTAAATCCAGTTGCTTTATTACCATCAGCATGCATACCTTGCATACCATATACAGAACGCATTGAGCAGTTAAAGATATATGGAGATGCACCTGATACTGTGTCAGTTTCAACCAAAACCTGTGCATTTGCACTACTCAATCCACCAGCAGATCCTGCTGGTAAATTTGGTCTCACAAATGGAAGTAAATATGTAAATTGAGTTGTACTTATTATACTTCCGACTTTAGTTGATATATTATAATCTGGTACATTAACTCCTCTAATTTTAATTGGAGTTCCACCAGATAAATTATGAGGAACGGAAGTTGTCACAGTTACCTGTTGACCAGGAGTTGCTCCATCACCAGATTCAATATTTGTTATATTGACTGGATCTGTTGCAAAAGCACCAACTATTTCAAATTCTGGTCTTTGTGGTGCAAAGGATTTAGGTGCAGCTGGATATTTTTGATCTATCTCACGACCTGATGCTCTATTAAATGCATTTGTTAATTTACTATAGTAAATGTCTAAATCTGTTAAATCGCTGAATTGATCAAAACTAGTAATACCATCAGCGTATTCAAATACAGTTAATTTATGATGTGAAAATGTAGGTTTTGATTGATTATTTTCAGAAAAATCAACAGGATCAGTAAATACTTTTCCAGATTCATCACCATCAAATAAAGTGAATTGCCAAAAATAGCAAGCTCCTGTTATTCTGAAAATTGCACTTTGACTAACATTTGAATCAGTTGGATTTGGTACATACTTTGGTTTTATTTTTGTTTTTCTTAAATCAAGTCCTACTAGTGAAGTTCCTCTTGGAACAACAACTCCACCATTGACACTATTAAACTTATAAAGAATATTATCTTCTTGTGTTAAATCAAAATTTGAATTTAATGTAAGTTCAAGTGTATTTGATGCACCCGTTGCAGATCCAGAAGGACTTACTGCTTTAGCAACACCAGAGTCATTTCTAATTCCAAAACCTGGTCTGTTATCTACTATATGATCGCCTGGAAATAAAAGTATAGTCGTTCTTTCTACTAAATCATTATCATCACCACGAAGATATGAAAATCTAGCAGCCTCTACCAGTGCTCTTTGAATTGTTTTAAAGGGTTTGGTTAACGAATTACCTTGATTTTCAATACCATCGGTTGAATCAAGATCATTTGGATTTACATAAAGAACACGACCGTCTGTATTCTTTATAAAATTCTCTAACTTATTAAGAGGCATCTTTTTTAACTACAATGAAATAATGGCAAGACCATACATACTAGGTCTATTTAGCTTAGAAATCGTCCCATTAAATTATTACTTATCCTTATGAGTTGCTAATTCTTTGTAAACTACTTGGATAGGATCGAGTAATTCGTCACAAACTCTTAAAACTCTCATAAACTCATCAACTGTGTCGCATTTAACTTCCCTCATATCTCCATTATCACTTATGAGATTAAAAGAGCGAGAACAAACAT